CTTTGGGGTGTTGACCCTACTGACCCTGATTCAGCGGATAAAGTTATTGCGTACGCAAACAAAGCGGTGCAGGATGAAACGAATAAGGATGGTTCGATGAATAAGCGTGATGTTCCTATGACCGATGTGATGGCCACAGGTGTCAACAATGTTGAGGAAGTTGATGCGGCACAGTTGTATTTGGAAACATATTCGTTGCCGGATTGTTTGCAATCTTTGCTTGCTGATGTTTTCACAATGTATACGGCGGCGCATGGTTTTCATTGGAATGTGACCGGCCCTAATTTTCCACAATTCCATAAACTATTCGGCAAAATTTATCAAAACGTGTTTGAGAGCATTGATCCTATTGGTGAAAATATTGTGAAACTTGGTCAGTTTGTGAAGTTTCGTTTGCCGGATTTGGTGGCAACACGCATGGCTGACGATACTGAGGTTCAAACAGGTGACGGTGTTTTGTTGACCTCTGAGTTGCTCGACATCAACGATGATGTGTTGGCATCATTGAATCGTGTTTTTGTTGAAGCAACGAATGCTAATGAGCAAGGAATTGCGAATTTTATTGCTGGGCGTATTGATGAGCATCAAACGATTGCGTGGCAGTTGCGAGCCGTTACCGGTTCAATTGCAATTGTCCCTGAGGGTGACATGAGTGTTGAGTCAGTGCCAGCAGATATTTTGACAAATTCAACAAAAATGACACCAGCACTATTCGGTCAATTTTTGGAACTATATAAAACAATGGGTGGCATGAACTAATGGTTGAATTTCGCGCTAATGCCGATAACGGATTTGAGTTTCGGTCAACAAACAATGGAATGACGTTCAGTGGTTATGCGGCGGTGTTCAATTCACCTTCTGAGCCGTTGCCGTTCATTGAAACCATTGCCCCTGGTGCGTTTCGGTCATCGTTGCAGTCCCGTAATCAGGTGAAAATGTTTGTGAACCATGATTCGAATATGGTGTTGGCATCAACGCGTTCTGGTACGTTGCGTTTGACTGAGGATAATAAAGGTTTGTTTGCTGAGGCGGATTTACCTGAAACTACTTATGCGCGTGATTTGTCTGTGATGATGCGTCGTGGTGATGTGACGAGCATGTCGTTTGGTTTTAGTGTTCCTAATGGTGGCGATGAATGGGCTGATGGTGCAACGCGACGACTCAACACGGTTCGACTACATGAAGTTAGTGTTGTTACGGGTTTTCCGGCGTATGAGGCGACGTCGGCGCAGTTGCGGTCTATTGATGTTTTGGCTGAACGTACCGCGCTCAATGCTGATGATTTGGCTGTCGCGTTGACATTGTTGGAAAATGCGGTGCCGTTGACTGTTGAGCAGGCTGATTTGGTTTCATCGGCGGCACGAAAATTGACAACACGATTTGATGACGCATCAAAAGCGTCGCTGGGTATTTGGTCTAAACATTTGGATTTGCTCGGAAAGAAATAGGTTTCCAGTGTCTATGATGCTGGTATTGGTTGCGGAGCCGCGCCATCAATTATCCAATTCAACCTTGAAAGGATGTCATCATGTCTTATGTTGACAGTTTGATTGAGGCGCGTCAGAAGGCGTGGCACCAGGCAAAAGAATTGCTTGACACTGCTGCCGCTGAAAAGCGTGAACTCACCGCTGAGGAAGAGCAATCTTTCGCCCGCATCAATGAGGATCTTGACCGTCGTGGTGCAATGATTGACGACATCAAGAAGGCTTATGAGCGCGAGGAGCGTACTGCTGAGTCGATTCGTGGCATTGAGTCTGCGGTTCGCCCATCCGGTTCGTACTCGAACGACAATGACACGTTGCGTGCTTTGGCTCGCGGCGATATTCGTTCGGCAACGTTTATGCCTAACACTGAATCTCGTGCAATTTCCGGTGCATCAACTGGTTCGCCTGTGCCAACAAGTTTCTACAACCAGGTCATCATGCAGGCTCGTCTCGTCGGCCCGATGCTTGACACTTCCACTGTTCTGAACACTCAGTCCGGTGAAAACTTGCAGATTCCACGTTTGTCTGCATACTCAACCGCAACCGTGTCAACTGCCACTGCGGCGATTGCAACCAGTGACCCGGCGTTCAGTGCTTTCGTTACTCTCGGCGCGTTCAAGTATTCTTTCATCACTCAGGTGGCGTTGGAATTGTTGTCTGACTCGGGTGTTGACTTCTCGTCGTTCCTTGCAACCGAAACAGGTAACGCCGTTGGTTACGCAGTGAACACTGCATTGACCACTGGTACGGGTACGGTTCAGCCGAACGGTGTTGTGACTCAGGCATCTGTTGGTGGTACAACATCTGGTACTGCGGTCATTGCAACCGATGACCTTATCTCCCTTTACTACTCGCTTGATGGTGCTGCTCGTTTGCTGCCTGGTGTGGGTTGGCAGATGAACGGTAAGACCATTTCGGCGGTTCGTCGTTTGAAAACGAACACCGCGGGTATTTACGTGTGGACACCTGGTCTTTCCGATGCGTCACCTGACACCATCCTTGGCAAGCCGGTGTACGAGAATCCTGCAATGGCTGATGTTGCAACTGGTTCAAAGTCGGTCATTGTTGGTCACCTGCCGTCGTACTATGTTCGTCAGGCCGGCGGTCTGCAATTTGACCGTTCTGACGATTTCGCATTCAACCAGGGTCTTGCCACGTTCCGTGCGCAGATTCGTGTTGACGGTAACCTTCCACAAACCGGTCACATCAAGTCACTTTTGACTCTGTGATTCTTTGTCGGGTTGTTTGAGTAGCCTGCGGTCATCACCTAAATCATTGGGTGGTGGCCGCAGTGCTATTTGAGAGAGGTTTAGGCGTGGGTAATGCTCGTTCATTCAAGCGGGGTGCCGGTAAATATTCCACCGGACTTGGCGGAGCAGTTGATCAGGTTGGGCCTGTTGCATCAGATTCCCGACAAGGAATTCTTTGGTTCGCTAACGCACCTTGGGCCGCGACGGGATATGCCACTCAGACCGCGCAAACAGTCAGCCGTATCGCCGCCAACGGCACCAACATTGCCATCAACGTCAATTACGGATTCGAAGCCGGAAACACCAATTACAGGCTCGGTGACAAAGAAATCCCAATCTACGGTTCAGGGTTCGGTCAGTGGCGCGACGACTCAATCAAAGCAAACGCGCTCCACTACTCGCAAGTCATCGGCAAACCAGTAACCGTTATCACATTGTGTGATGTGTGGACGTTCAATAAGGATGCTATTGATGGTTTGCCGGTGTTGTCGTGGACACCTGTGGATCATGCACCGATTCCGTCGAGGGTTGCTGGTTGGTTTGCGCATGACAATGTGACACCGATTGCGATGTCTAAGTTTGGTCAGGAAATGTTTGCTGGTGCTGATATTGAGGCTGAGTATGTTCCTCACGCGTTTGAAAGTGTGTTTGCACCGGTTGAGGCGTTGACTGTTGGTGGTGTGCAGAAAACACCGCGTGAGTTGATGGATATTGGTAATGACCGTTTCGTTGTGATGATGAATAGTGCTAATAAGGGTGTGACACCGAATCGTAAAGCGTTTGGTGAGAATCTTTTAGCGTTTTCAATGTTTGCTCAGAAGCATGATGATGCGTTGTTGTATTTGCACACTGAACGCCATGGTGCAATGGGTGGTATCAATTTGGATAAGTTGGTGCAGGGGGTTGGTATTCCTGAGCATCAGGTGAAGTTTGTTGACCAGTACGCGTACCGTAATCAAATCGGTAACCACATCCTTGCAGGGTTTTATTCAATGTCTGATGTGTTGTTGTGTACGAGCCGTGGTGAGGGGTTTGGTATTCCGGTCATTGAGGCGCAGGCGTGTGGTACTCGGGTGATTGTGTCGGATTGGACTGCGCAACCTGAATTGTGTGGTGATGGTTGGTTGGTGCAGACGCAACCTGAGTGGGATCCGATGCAGGATTCGTGGTTCGCTACACCTTTGGTTGGGTCGATTGTTGAGGCGTTGGAATCGTCGTATGCGTCGGGTGGTGGTCATTCGGATAAGGCGGTTGAGTGGGCGCAGAATTATCAGGCAGATAACGTGTTTGAGAAGTATTGGAAACCAGTATTGGCGAAGGCTGGTATTTGATGATTCCGGTGATGATTATTCCGGTGTTGAATCGGTTTGATTTGTTGCAGGAAACTTTGACCAGTGTTGATTTTCCGGTTGGCGAAATTCTTGTTGTCAATAACAATGGCAAACCTGCACCGGTGTTGACGTGTAAATGGCCGTTGCGCGTGTTGGATTTGCCGTCGAATCTTGGTGTTGCTGGTTCATGGAATCTTGGTATCAAACTTTATCCTCACGCCGATTATTGGTTGTTTGGTTCAGCGGATACAAGTTTTCATGCCGGCACTTTGGAATCGTGGGTTGATAAGTTTGATGCGAACCATATTTGTCACATTTATGGTTATGGGGCGTTCGCATTGGGGTCAAGCATTGTTGACCAGGTTGGTTTGTTTGATGAGTGCTATTACCCGATTTATTTTGAGGATTGGGACTATCGTGACCGCATTATTGCCGCTGGTTTATTGGATCGAGTGATTGGTGAACCGACACCATCGGAACGGCCAACAACGGTGAATGATGCCGGTGGTTCAGCAACTATTATGTCGAATAGTGTTTTTCAGGAAAAAAATCGTGACACATGGATAGCGAATAGCGAGCGTTATCATAAAAAATCTATGAGTAATGATTGGTCTGTTATTGGTTGGTCGTTATCTCATAGGAAAGCCGGTGAGTGGTTATGAGTAAGCGCACAATTTTGATCACTGGTGGTTTGGGGTTTATTGGTTGGCATTGTCTGTTGCGGTGGTTGAACGACGATTGGCATGTCATCATTGTTGATAATTGTTCGTCGAATGTGATTGAACCGGATGATGTTTTTGGTGCGCGTGTTGTAATTGCTGATATTGCGGATGTGTCGCCGTTTGATTTTGAGTCGGTTGATTTGGTGTTGCATTTGGCGTCTCCTGTTGGGCCGGTTGGTGTGTTGAAGCATGCTGGTCGTATGGGTCGCATGATTATGGATGACACAACAGCGGTTTTGGCGATTGCGGCTGAGCATGATTGCCCATTGGTTTTTGTGTCAACGAGTGAAATTTATGGTCATCGTGATGGCAAGTCGTATCTTGTTGAGGATGATGACAAGGTTTTACATGGTGCGTATACGGTTCGTAATGAGTATGCGGTGGCGAAACTTTTGGCGGAAATTGTTGTGACTAATTATGCGGCGGTGCATGAGCGTTTCAGGTATCAGTTGATTCGACCGTTCAATGTTGCTGGTTATATGCAGGGTATTGATGGCGGTTTTTGTTTACCAAGGTTTGTGAACCAGGCGCGAAACGATGAACAGTTGACTGTTTATGGCACTGGTGAACAATTGCGAGCGTTCACTTGGGTTCAAGATATTGTTGATGGTATTTGGTTGACGGCGAACGCACCAGCCGAGCATTGGAATAAGCATTGGAACATTGGCAATGAGGCGAACGAAACTAGTATTTTGGCGTTAGCGGAAATGGTCATTGAGGCATCGGGGTCATCATCGACGATTGAGTTTGTTGATCCGAAAACATTGCATGGTGATTTGTTCTCTGAGGCACCGGAAAAGATTCCGAATTCTGACCGTATTCGTGCCGATTTGGGTTGGTTCCCTAAGGGTGGTATTGAGTTTGTGGTTGGCGAAGTGTTAGAAACTAATGGTCATCGTGCATGGTAGTATCGAAGGACGGCGGAAGGGTTTTTGATGGCGATTTCTAATGG